GGCTTGTACCCCTAGTGGGCTTCACCGGCTTTGGTGTGTCAGCAGGATCCTCATCAAGAGCCACAATCGCCTCAGCAAACTCCCCAGCCATCGCCCTAATAGGACCAGACACAGGGTTGCCTGCCACGCGCAAAATCGTTTGCTCAATCTCAGATTTAGTAGCCATTAGTTCCCCATCAAAAGTTCAAGCTTTTTCTTTTTCAGAGCAAGCATCTCAAGACCCACATCAGGTTGTGCAGGTTCCTCAACAGGTGCAAGTTTATCCAGCACAGTGCTGATGAGGTTGCGGTCATCAGAAGTGATGTCCTCACCGTTCTCAATCTTCAGCAAAGCATCAGCTAGTGCATCAGGGTCTACCTCTGCACGCTTAGCAACCTTATCCAGGCCACGCACCGCTGTAGAGCCTGCAGTGGCAGTGTAGGCAGGGAACGCCACAATGCTCACCTCATGCAGGTTTATTTTCGTCAGGGTTCTAGTGGAACCATCAGAGGACCACTCATCTCCACCTCTAGCGACAGTGAAGCCAAAGCTCATAGCATCCACATCACCGCGTGAAATGAGCTCGCGTGCATCACGCCCCACAGTGGTGTTAGGGAGCATCGCCTCAACATACAATCCACGATCATTCTCAGTGAGCTTCAGAGTGCCTGCTCGCGTGCTACCCAGCACAGAAGCAGTGTCATGGTTCCAGAGGAGCTTGATGTCATTGCGGTTCCTGAGAGAGCCCCTGAAAGCTCCAGGAGCGATACGCTCAGTGAAAGGCAAAGGCTGTGAGTCACTGTTGAATACTGCAGCGTAACCGCTGAAGCTCATGCCTTCCTCAGTTTCACGCACCTCAAACTCTGCTGAGTTGATTCTGGTTTCCAATTTACTCAAGGCTTCTCCAGTCACGCGGTTCTCATTCTCTGCTTCTATTCTACCAATCACACCTTCTGCATAGTCCATTGCACGCTGTGCAGAGCGCCTAGTGCTCCCACCACCCCACAAAGCGATTGCCACAACACCAGGGCTAGGGAAGTCATCACTGTCAGGAGAGGCTGCAGGTGCATCAAAGTCCACCATGTGCCTTGCAAGGAAAGCGCGGATCCTCACCCACTTATCAGCGGTCACAGAACCGTCAGCCATTGCACGCGCTTCACGCACAGTCTGAGGTTGCAAACCATCCCCAGACAAACCCTCCTCATGCCACTGCAAACCGCGCCTAGCGCTTGCACGCATGTAAGCCGGTGGGGTCAAGTCCACCTGCCTGAGCTCGCGGTCCTGCTCCATAGGGAGAGGGTCAATCTTTGTCAAAGTCGAAAACTTGTGCCCCACCAGAACACCAGAGGGCTCCCAATACTCAAACCCATCTTCCTCCTCAGGTCTCCACACCTGAATCAAGGCAGCAGGGTCATCCTCAGTCCCAGTAATCACAAAATCAGAATCAGGGACCGCAATCTCCCCATCACGCTCAATGAGCTCCACAGTGCCCCTAGCCATCCCACCGCTAGAGTCCCACTCCACAAAATCGCCCACCTCGAGCTCATCAGGTTCTGCACGCTCCTCAGAACGCTCACCTTCAAACTCACTATCCTCAGCAATAGCAATAGCCACACCCTGATCTATCGCACCCTGCTTAGTGGCATGACAGCCCATAACTTCGCCATCCTCTTTCACAGTGGCCCATTCCCCCACAGCACAGCTGGGGTTGTTCTCCTCAATAAAGTAAGGCATTAGTCCTGTCTCAACACTCCTACTTCAACATCATCAGAAGCTACAGCACTCAAGGTTTGTCCCTGAATCATCGGCAACTGCATGACTTCACCGCCACGCAAACGCACACCAGCATCCACAGCGCCACCCAGCCACAAATCATTCCAACCGTTGTACTTCTCCACAAAGCTCATCTGGAAGAAAACATCTGTGTTCTGATTTCCCTCGTTCACAAACTTGAACCCATAAGTGGTGGAGGGTCTCAGGGTGTAGACCTTTGCTGACTGCCCACCGCCTGAAGCAGCGTGCTTATCGGCTGTAATGTACTCAGCTGCAATCACAGTGCCACCGCTGATAGAAGTACCAGCAGTGAAAGTGGTGTCATGAGCATCGGAATAGTTGCGGTTTAGATTGTAGGCAGGGATAGCTGCACCTGTTGTGCCAATGGTGGGTGACTCGAGGAGCTCAGCCTTCACATTGTCCACAGTCGAAACAATCTCATAGAAGTCAATCTGCAAACCGCGAGTGCCAGTCTCAACCTTGAAAATGGCGGTCCCAGGGGAGTTCACAGTGAACTCTCTCTGCAACAGGTAAGCGTAACCAGCTTTCGCATACTCTGAGGACACAGAATGTGGCTCCAGGTTTTGAATGACCGCAATTTGTGCATCAGCAGACATCCCCACAATGGGTGTAGTCGCTGTGCCCACTGTCAGGGCATAAGAGCCGATTGGGTCAGTAGCCACTACTGCACCTCATCCTTATACACACTGTCAGGGTTCTCAGGATCCACCTGAGCCACACCCTGCAACTGGACTGAAGGCAGACCAGTGTGAGCGACAGGAGGCAGGCCTACCATCTCCATAGCCTCAGCAGGACTGAAACCAGCAAACACTAGGTCACGCACCATCTGCACCTTCTCGCGCTGAGCACGCACACCAGACTCAGACAGGTTCACATTAGCGAGAGGCACACGCACCTGAGATGCTGCATCGCCTTCCTGTGCTGTGAGGTCCTCCCACGATCTGATGTCATTGATAGTGAGGAATCCAGACTGGAGGCCAGTGCTGTAGCTCGAGAAGCGTGCCTGAGTGTCAGCGCGTAGCAAACCATTCATGTTGAACTTGATGAAAGCATCAGCGCCACCAGGGTAACGGTCCATGAGAGGTGACATGGCATCCTCAAGCAGAGTCACATAAGGGCGCAAAGTGTGAGTCACAAAAGCAATCATGTTCTGTTCAACACTCGAATAAGTGTTAGTGCCTGGAAGATTGAGCATGTGTGAAGGGATACGCCAAATGCGTGCCACATCCTCCACAGCCATTCTGCGAGCCTCAAGTGCCTGAGACTTCTCAGGATCTGCCTGTGTCGCTTTGAAGCTTGCACCACCGCTTAGAACGCCTGTACGCCCACTCTTACGCCACCCCTTGTGAGCATTGTCGAAGCTGTTACGCAAACCTTCAGCCTGCTCCTGTGTGAGCGCCCCAGGATACTCAATGACACCCTGCAAAGTTGTTCCAGAGCCAAAGAAAGTAGCAGCGTACATTTCCAAGGCTTTAGCGAGCGCCAGGTTCTCTTTCATTGCACCCACGCGAGACACACCGCGAATGTGACCAGGCTTCAGCAAATCAGGGATGTAAACAATCTGCTCAGAGGTCAGAGGCCTATCCTCGCCCTGCACATCGAAAATCAAACGCCCCTGCCCATTACGCTTCACATCTACAGTGCTGGGGTTGAGCACATTGAGGTTCACAACCTCACCGCGACCATTGCTGAAAACGCGGATGAAAGCGTTGCCGTCAATCAGGAGGCTCACCAGAACGCTCTTATAGAAAGTGCTGTGACCACTGAAGTTCACATCAGGTTGCCCTACCCAGGCTGGCTTAGGTCTGAAAGGTCTACGGTTGCCGTCATCGCGGAAGAAAACATCCACAGGGAGCGTGCCGATGGTGTCAGAGATGAGTGACACAGCTGACCACACTGCTGCGATCTGGTAGGCGTTCTCCTCAGTGACATTAGTGCCAGCTTGACTGCTGAAAACAATGTCATCCCCAGTCTCAAAGATGGTCTGGAAACTGATTGCCCTATCTTCCCAAAGTTTATTGAATACCACTTATCGCCCCAAAGCTAATCCGATTAGAACCATGAAAACGCCACCCACGATGAGCCCCACAGGGAGGCTGATAAGGGTAGCGCCTGCTGTAATTGCCACAGCACCAGTAATCTGAAGAATGTTAGACATCATCACCTATCCGAAAAATTGTGGCACTGGTTCTAGTTTAGCGCCTGTGAGTGCCCTATCTACTGCCAGGACCATCGCTACCGCCCCATCAATCTTGCGAGGGCTGTTCCTAGAGTCTTTCACAATGCGTGGTCCAAGGTTGTCAATCTTTGTTACCGCGTTGCTGAGGTGTC